TGCTCTAAGTGCTAAGTCTTCAATGTCTCCACTCACTGATGTTGTTGGTTGCGGGGTAACTGCGCCACCTGCCATAGCTGCACGAATGTCATTTTCAATGACATGGTTGACCTGCATACTATGAATCGTAGGACCTGGGCAATTTGTAGCCACAAACATACAATGCTCTGTCAATGTTGCAGATGGTGTCCCGTCGTAATAAGGATAGATTCCGTAGCGATTGCAGATGTCTGCGCACAAACGAATTAAAGAAGCGTATGCTGCTTGACTGATTGGCCAATCGCCACCAGTCTCGCTATTAGCAACTTCGATAGTAATTGCGCAATCATCGTTATCCCAGTTGGCGGATGTCCACGGATGATTTTCTTCATCGACATAACATGCGATTCGACCATCTGATCCGATTCCATAGTTGGATGATGCTTGTCTGTTTGGATTTAAAAAGACGTTGCCACACGTCTCGATTGAAAGATTGCCAGCCATATGATGAATAGTAATCTTTGAAATTGAATTGTAGCGTGATCCTGAATGATTAGGACTCATGATTGCTACATTAGTTAAAGCTGAATATCCCATAAATTATTCCTCTACTTTCTCTGCTTTATTGTTGCTTAATTCTTCTAACTGCTCTGTTGTTAACGCCAAATCTTCATTCATAATTCATCCTCTTTCTATCTAAAAAGGCGGCCATATTGGTCGCCTTAATAGCAATATTTAATTTTTGTAATAATCCCAAGTAGAGCCAAAACCTGGCTCATTTCCCTTGTTATTATTGATGTTGGATATAAACACAATTCCACGTGCGATAACCAAGTCACCTTTGTTATAGGCAGTCTTTTCGTTCCATGGTTTTATTTCTTGCTTTTTCTTCAGTAAGTTTTCGTACAGTTTTTCTGATACATCAGGCGTTTTCGCTTCCTCTGCTGTAACGTCTGATATAACGCTATACGGCACGTTTTTATAGGATACCCTTTGCCCTTTTTTGTATCGTGTTCCAGCTGTCCAAACATTCAGAAATGATATGTATTTCTTTACAGTTTCAATGCTTGCTGTCTGTAAGCAATCATTGACTAATGGCTTCACATCATTAAAGTTTTTAGCATCAATATCTTTCTGTGGAACGTCAGACAAAATAAAAGAGATAGTATAACTATCATCGCTTTTAGAAAACGTCATTGGCTCAGTGTACATTTTGTGTGTGATACTCTCGTCATCAAAACTTATTTCATGTATAACACCAACTTCAAAACTATCAATTAGTGGCTTTAGGTTTTCAAACACCTTACGTTGAAATGTAACAACGCTTTTATTGCCACTTGGGATTTCAGTAAATTTTAAACCATCTATAAGCATTATTTCCCTTTCTATGCAGACTTAACAAACAGTCCGCTAACAACCACTTTACTTTTTGGTGTTATATCATTCGGCGTAGACCAGTTATATACGTGTGTCATTATTGCATTAGCACTTACATTCTTTATTGTTGTTATGCACCATGTAACTGTGTGTGCATCATAAAAACAAAGCAATTTATATCCTGTAGGAATAGTGTATGGAACACTTATATATGCTGCCTGTTGTCCTTTTATTGCTTGGACATCAGCCGTAAATTCTTTCACAATAAACGTATCATCGCCGCCAACGGCAAGCCCACCTTTAGCGTATGTTCTACCTAGCGTTGATAGATCACCTTCGTTATATATGCCGCATGGTACATTAGGAGTTTTCTTAACATGAATCATTCTAAACAGAGATGTGAATTTACCAAAAAGCGCTGTCCATTGGCTTCCTGGCAAAATATATTCTCTTATTACAGATTGTCCATAGTAATCTGTTATGGTTAATTTGAATGTAAATTTATTTTGATAATTTAAATCACTAAACTCTTTATTGATGTTGAAATCATTAGAGTTCACAACTACTTCAGTATTAAGTCTCTCATTTGGCAAATGTTCTGTTATTGCAATCAATTTATTTGACTGGCCATTGTACCATTTCCCTTTTGAAACCATATATCCATGATTAGATGTTGGATTATCTCTAATCGCCACTAAATCCGTTATGGTTGGGAAGAAGTAAGGAATGTATGTTCCATGCCAATTTCTAATTGATTTAAAGCCTCTACTGTCCTCTATCACAAACTGTACATCCCCATCGGCCATACCTTCTAAATCAACACTATATGTATCATTATTAAGCACCATAGGGTATTGTTGTTTATTGTGCATCACATACACATTTTTCGCAGTCGAAAAACCTCTTACTTCTGCTTGCATGGACAGCTTCTTTTTTGACAAGTACCTAAATACTTTATCTTCAGGAACCTTTGTGTTCCCAATTTCCTTTACAACTGCAGAACTAATGACAGGCCCGTACTTCTCTTCAGGAAGGTCTATGAAAAAACTGATATTCATTGAACCAATCATCTTTGCATTTTGATCACCACTGGCATATGTTCCGACTCCTAAATATCCATAAATATATTTTCCGTCCGTCGAATATTTCAGCATTTCTTCAGTTGGTTTAAAGGTGTATTCCGTATCAATGTCATTGGTATTAAGCCATTTGTACCCACTATCGCCAATCACCCATACTAGCGAATGTCGATATGCAGGAACCTTCTTGTCAAGAACTAACGTAATCGTATCCGTTCCATCCATCTTTACACGGTTCTTTCCATTTTTCCAAGAAGGAACACTTGCTCGAGGAATATTAGGAAGTTCAATAGAACCATCTAAATATGCATTTGCAGCAGAAAAATAAAAACTTAAATTAGCATTAATACTTGTCGAGTAGTTACCACTATTATCATGATAAGCCCAGAATCCACCACTTATCAGTGTTCCGCTACCACTCAGCGTTCCACCACCCGAAACATCAGAACATCCAGTTGCAGAGAAATTCCAAGATCCAGAATAGATATAACCAGAATTCATTGTGTAAGTAACTTGGATTTCTACATAGTCTCTATTCAATTCGATACTATGATATTGCGAATTAATGCGCGCTAATAATTGGTAAGTAACGTTTGCTGCGCCAGGTGTTCGTGTCGCTTCAGAAACAACTTTCCAGTTTTCGTTTAATAACACCATTAATCAACATCTCCAATCCAGTACATATACGTACAATCAACTTGTCCGGTCTTAATATTTCCATTTGCAAATTCTGTGATTTCAATCTCATCCTGTTTTGCTTCTAATCGATGAGAACCAACGCTCAAAAATTCTCTAACTGCCAAATATGCAAGAATGTTGTTCAACTTATCGAACTGCGCAAGCACCTTTCCGTTAGTGTCTACTACCTTTACACCACGTCCATTAATGCTTGTTTGTGTTTCTTCTCCTTCGCCACCAACATGCAGACCATTTTCGTCAAGCATCGCCCTCATGAAAGCCTTATATCCTTCGTATTCCTGACGTGTAACGCTAAGAACGATGTTATCTGTATTCTGTTCAATACGTGACGCTAATTCTCGCATACGTCCATCAGCTGCTGTATGACGGTCTGCTAATTCCGTTAATGTTTCAGTCAATACTTTATTGCCAACATTAACAGTATTGGCATTGATTGTACCTGCAGTGATCATTGCTCCGTTGATATGCCCATCTGCAGTTATTGCAGTTGTATATGGTCCAGCATACCCATTTGAACTAAAACCAAGCCCACCTTGTGACCAACGCCATACATTTCTTGCCTGTGTATAGTCTGCGTTATCAGAGATAACCAACTCTGACCAATTACCGTTTGCATCAGTTATCTTTGTCACATACCCACTAAATCCACTAATGTTAGCAGTAGCATGTTCTACTGCATTCTCTACTGCCGACTTGATCATAGGTTGGACAGTTGCCTTTGTTGATTCTTTAATTGTTTCAGCAAAGTTACTTCTAGCCTCTCCTAGTGTAACTTTATCGTACCTATCAGTAAGTACGTTGTATTCAGTCTTAATTACCTTAGCAGTAGCATCAACACCTAGTTTCTCAAATACAACGTGAACGGTATCACATAGACTTACTCTTTCGAGCGAGACTATGTTTTTATATTCCTCTGTTTGCCACAACTGGATAAACGATACATCTATAGACACCTTTGGAATACCTAAGTTATTGCTACGGATATACTGCATTGCTTTGTTGTTTAGCTGCTCTTTCGTCGGCTTATTCTCAAAGTCGGATGAGCAATCAAGAACAAATACACGCTCTTTCGGATAGTCTGCATGATTTGGTAAGTATTGTATTTCACCTATTACGGCTTCTTCCTTATCGTTCTCTTCCTTAGTCCAGTATGCGATTGTAGCAGTATATACAGACTCGATGGATTCATCTTGCTTTAAATCGGTTAGATTCTTTCCATATCGGATTGTTACACCGTTATCATGTCCTCTATTCTGATGGACCTTAACAGTAAATCTATCAAATTCTAACTCTGCGCCATTACCGAAAGAGTCCAAGATTGATCCCTGTGTACCGGCAAGTCTACTTCTGAATGATGCAGGTAGTTTTTGCTCATACTTACCACTACCAGCAATGTCGGTCCATGTATTAAATGGATTAGCAATCATTGAGTTTTCTACCAGTCCTCGCAATGCCGATGCACAGTCACTCGCCTTAAACGGTCTCACTGGGATTCCTGATAAGTCATAGCTAATATGCTCAGCATAGACAGATACTACACCGCCTATAGGTCGTGTTATCTTGTATATTCTAAATGGTTGTGCTTGCTTTCCATCACTTGGTACTGCAAGCACGATATTATTGTTCTTAATTTCCTCATAGTGAATGCCGCCGAGTGGATATTCCATTTCCAACTCGTATGATCCATTGCGTTCTTCGATAACAATACAAGAAATGGCATCAGCAAGTGTGCCAATGCCATTGTGATTGAATTGTTTTTCTGTTGATTCATATAAGATTGGCTTCATATCGTATACCACCGTGGTTTGATTTCGACTTTAGTAATACCAGAGCCTAATGTAATGCCTGTTGCTATATTAGCAATCAGTATAGGCTCTTTCACCAATTCAATATTGCTATTTCTATTATTGGCGCCCTCAAATGCATTAAGTGTATCGCAATCAAACTCGATATATTGTGTTCCTGCCTTTTTAACTTTGATTGTACTTGTTCCAATTTTGACTTCGCCAGTTCCATAAATTTTTAGTATAGGTTTAGCATCATAACTTGTAGGATTTTTGATAGTTCCAGATGCGGTTAGAGTTATTGTAGCTTCTCCGCTTTTAAGAAATTTCTGAGGCATACAGTCAAATTTAATACTGAATGTTGCTCCCTGTTTATCTTTGTCTCCAACCTCGAATGAGCCGTTATAACGTGCCATTCTGTAGTATGTCGGGTTAATTGTATCCTCTAATCTTTGATAGCCGCTAAATGCATTTAAATGCGCTCTCAACTCATCTAATTTTAACTTCATTTCTTTAGTCATATAGCATTGATAAGTTAATTGAAAGTTATTAAATGTATTGCTGTTAAGAGGTGTTAATGTCCCACTTCTTCCTGGTACTTGAATATCATTTAAGATACGTGGAGCAGAGTTCCATCCATTACTATCTGATACAAACGTAAAAAAGGAAGATGATTCCCTTCCTGCATACCTAAATGTATTAGCCATTGAAAACCATCTCCCTTCTCTTCTGCATATTTGTCAGTTGTTCTTCTACAGTCTCCGCTAATCTCTTAGCATCACCATTGTAACCATTGATATTAATTGTAACATCGCCCATGTGAACACTACCTTTACTATCTCCCTTATCTGAAATTAGCCCTCGCAAATAATTTTCAGACATGATAATTTCCCTAGCAGTTTCGCCACCACCTAAGAGTTTATTTCCACTAGCACCGAAGATAGTAGCACCATCTAAGATACGTGGGTTTCTAGTTGCTCTATCATACCAGTCCACGCTTAAATGAGGGACTTTCGGAGGTAATAATGAGAACTCCCCGACTAGACTAAAGTGAGGTAATGATATATGAGGTAAACTCCAATTAAAATTAAAGATACCCTTCAACCAGTCTACAATTGGAGAAACAAATGATTTAATACCATTAAAAACACTGCTAAACGTATCTTTTATTGCATTTAAAGGTCCTTTTACTGCATCCAATAACCATTTAATAGCATCACCAATAGCAGTAAGCACTGGCTTTAAAATGTTATTCCAGTATCCACTGATTAAAGAGAATACGGCCGAAACAACTTCGCCAAACGCATTAAAAATAGTTTGAAGAATTGGCCACAATGTGTTTTGTACAAAATCACCTATTGCTTGTAAAGTTGGTTGTAATGTGTTAGTCCAAAAACTAACAATAGCATCTATCACACCACCAACTACTTCTTGAATGTTTTTCCATGCTTCATTAACAAAGTTTCTAAAATCTTCGTTATTTTGATAGAGCATCACTAGCGCAGCTATTACAGCACCAATCACCGCAACAATAGGATGAGCCATTAGAAAGCCTAAACCTTCTGAGAGCTTGCCAATTGAGCCTGTTATTCCTGAAATGATGGATACTGCAGGGCCTAATACAGCAAGAATGCCAGCAGCTGCAATTATTGCCTGTTGCATACCAGGGTCTAAATTTGACCAGCCATCCGCTAAATCTTTAATAGCAGGAATGATAGTATCAACAGCGGTTTGGATTGAAGGCATAACCGCTTCTGCAACTTCATAGCCTAATTGCATCAAGTTATTCAGCACAGTTTGCCATTGGTCTGCTGGATCTAATGTTGCATCAAATGTGTCACTTACAGAGCCTAATGCATCCTCCAAAGAAACGCTTGAATCAACAAACATATCAGCCGATAGCGTACCATTCTGGAAAGCCGCATATAACTGAGGACCAGCTTTTGCACCAAATACAGAGATAGCACCCTGTGATGATGATAAAGCATTTCTAAATGCCTCTTGCATGCTAATGCCTTCACTCATTGCGTTTGCTT